TGTTTTTGCAAGGTCATATGCTACTTCAAACGACCATGGAAAAATATCTACATACGGTCCTTTGGGCCATAAGTTGCCTGGGTTTGCTCTAAAATACATTCTACCACCTGGCATTAATAATTCGTTTAGCTTTGCAAAACGTGTTTCAATATCATTACGATCTCCAAAATTTAAACTGCCAAATACTATGATATGATCATATGTTTCAGGTTCAACAGCAAACTCTAATATGTCTACCATGTAATCTGCTTGATTGTTAAATGGATCTATACCAACTAAATTGTTTATTCTACCCTTGAAAGGATTGTATCCGCAACCAAAGTCTAATACTGCTACAGGATTTTTCTTATTAATTAAATCTACTAATCCCCATCCACTGTATTGATATTTGTCTGTTTCTGGCTGCCAAATTTCTCCAAAGAATCTACCCATATATTTTTCATCTAGTCTTTTAGTAGCTTCTTCTATAGTGCCACTTACGTCTACTTCTTCAAATTGTAAAGCATCACCGATTGATTCCTCAAATTTACGCAATCTAGCAGGCGTCCATGGCAAATCATATATAACAGTATTTTTTCCTATTTCCTCTCTAATTTTTGCATATTTGTCTAAATGAAAGGAATTTTGTAAATTTTCTTCTATTAAATTAAAAATTCTTGTATTCATAATTTTTTATCCACTTTTCTAAAAAAATTTTTGTTTTCTTATAAATATTTATACTAAACAAAAAGGAAGCATTAATAATATGGCTGAAATTATAGCATTAATCACAGGAACTTTTTATGGATTACTTATGGGTATTATACCTGGAGCTGGTGCTACAACGGCTCTTATATTTTTGTTTCCGCTGATGACAACTTTTCCAGACCCGTATCTAGCAGTTATTTTTGTAATGGCAGTAGTAGCCGCAAGCACTACAGGAGACACTTACACAGGTGTTTTGTTAGGAATACCTGGTGCTAATAGTGCCGCGGCAACAATGGTAGATGGCTTTCCTTTAGCTCTACAAGGTCGTGCAACATATGCTATCAGTGCCGCAGTTACAACATCAACACTCAACGGACTGTTATGGGGTGCTTTAGTATTCTTTTTATTACCGTGGTATACCAACTTAATATTGGTATTTGGTGTGCCTGAGCTTTGGGCATTTACTATGTTGGCACTAGCAACAGTTACTTTTGTTAGCAGTAAATGGTGGTTTAGAGCTACAATAGCACTTGCTGTTGGTATATTTTTAGGAATGATAGGTGTTGATCCCAATACTAACGCAGACCGTTGGACAGGCGGTTGGGATTATTTAGGTGCAGGAATACAATTACTTCCAATGGTGGCAGGATTGTTTGCTATACCAGAACTAGTTGACGGATTGCGTTCAAGACAAACTACAGCCCAGCCTATAGCTAATGGAAAGCAAACTAAAGAAGGTATAGTTGCTGTTTGGCACAACAAATGGTTAGCATTAAGAGGAGGCTTCATTGGTGCGTTTATTGGTATTTTGCCCGGGTTGGGCGGTGCTATGGCAGATTGGATTGCATATGGTCAGGCAGTGGCAACTACACCAAAGGCCGACCCTGCGATGGGCAAGGGTAATATTAGAGGCGTGATAGGACCAGAAGGTGCTAACAATGCTCAAAAAGCAACGTCAATGATTCCAACAGTATTGTTTGGAATACCCGGAGCACCATTTGCGGCTATTATTATAGGATTGTTTGCATACTTGGATTTCGAACTAGGTACAGTAGATCTAGCAATGGACGATCGTTTCTTTGACAGTATGTTATACGGATTCATGCTCGCTACAGTGCTTGTAGGCGCCCTGTGCTTGCTTTTAACGCAGTATATAGCAAAGATTGCTCATATACCCTACAAATACTATTTCCCCCTGCTGTTGGGCTTTATAACGCTTGCATGTGTGCAATACACAGGCGGATGGGAAGATTATGCTATATTAGCCATAGCATCTGTAATTGGCTTATTAGCAAAAGAATATAAGTTTTCAAGACCAGCTCTGCTGTTTGGATTTATTCTAGCAGACCGTATTGAAGCCTTAAGCATACAGATGTTTACTCTGTATGATATTGATAGGTTGTTGACACGACCTATATTTTGGACATTGGTTGTTACCACTGTCGTAGTGTTGCTATGGGGGTTAACCAAACGCAACAAATTAGAATATGCGTAAAAAAGGAGAAAATTATGAAACGCTTATTAACATCATTAATTGTAGCACTAGGTATTGCTACGCCAGCACTTGCTGATTACACTTTTGTTGTGCCCCAAAAGCCTGGAGCAGGTACAACAGTTTGGACTGAGATTGTGGCTAAGGAATTAGAACCATTCTTAGGAGAAAAGATCAATCTAAAACTTATTCCAGGAGCAAGAGATATTCCCGGCTTTAATGAATTCCATAACAATTTACGTTTTGACGATAAAACAGTAATGGTGTCACATGGAGGCAACGGTGTATCATTTTTACAAGAAGACGTAGATTATGATTATCGTGACTATGAAAGTGTAGGACTTATGAATCTAAACATCATAGCAGGAAAAGCAAAAGGTGCGGATATGGATAAACCAAGTTTTGCCGCAGGTTCAGGTATGGTTCCAGAAGCATTTGCGTTTACACAATTAATTTGTGGACCGCAAAAAACTGTTAACGATTACATCGCATGTTTCCAAGATAATGTAACATGGGTAAAAGGCATGAGTGGTGCAGAAAGACGTCTAGCATTTAAGCGTGGCGAATTAAATGGCACTAGAGAAAATCCTGCCGCTTACAAGAAACACGTAGAATCAAACAGTAATGCAGAGGTTTGGTTCCATCATGGTATTCTACAAGCTGACGGAAGTCATGCAGATGATCCTAACTATCCAGGATTTCAATTTGAAGATCTATACAAAGCACGTTGGGGTGTAGCACCAAGCGGTGATATGTATGACGCATATAAACTTGTAAAAAGTTTTAGAGATGGTATGCAGAAAGCTCTTTGGGTAAATGCAGGTAATCCAAACAAACAAAAACTTGTAGATGCACTTACTGCAATGGCAAATGATCCCACAGCAGTTGCGAATATTCAAAAGAAGGTTGGCAAGTATGAGTGGAAAATTGGTGTAGATGGTGATGCACATCGAGACACACTTATGACATTTATTACAAGAGATGCATTACAAACTCTTGTTAAGTTTAATAGAGAAGCATTAGGACTTGCCAGTGTTGATAAAATTGAACTAGCAAACAAATAAAATATTAAGAGTGCGGTAATCACTATTATTATATTACCGCACTCTTACAAATAAATATCTAATGCAAGTTAATTTTGAAAACTATCTAAAAACACATTTTAGTAAAAAAGGCACTGCAAATTGGAAACAGCCGTCAACATATATCCTTAATATTTTAAATACTTTAGATATTACTTCTACAACTAGTATAATTGATGTAGGTTGTGGATATAACAATTACAAAAAATTTTACAAAAACTTAGTTGGCATTGACATTGTTGATAATGGAGCTGACATTGTTTCTTCAATACAAAATGCTAAAAATTTGGAAAATTGTTTTGAGATTGCACTTTGTTTAGGAGTATTACATGGAAGTTTTGAACACATAGAAAATGATATTATAAAGATACTCTCTTGGATAAAACCTAATGGTTACATTATATTTAGGGCTAGGAAGAATCCTAAACCATATGATTACAATTTAAAGCCTTATTATTTAAATTGTAATATTATAAAAGAATATACTAATAAATTTAATTTAACATTGTTAGACACCTATACAAAAGATACAACAACTAGTATAATTTGGGTTTGGAAAAAAAATGGATCTTAAAGCACATATAAAAAAACACTTTTATCAAAATAGAGATACAAAAAAAAACGGAGCTGATCCAAAAAAATTTAAGATCATACAAAAATATTTTCCAACAGGTCTAGAAAAACTTATAGATGTTGGTTGCGCTCACAATGGGTACAAAAAAAACTATCCTAATCTTTGGGGATTTGATTTTGTCTATTACAAAACAGCAGATGAAATAATATCAATAGAAGATGCAACTTTTGATGAAAAAAGTGTTGACGGTGTACTTGCGTTTGGAGCTTTACATGGTGAAAAAGAAGATATAGAATCAGAATTATTGAAAATTATATCATGGGTCAAGCCCGGCGGATATTTAATTCTAATGGGGCAAGAGAGGGTTATTGACTATAATTGCTTTGTGAAAACACCAGTTTCTTGGAATAAGAATACTATAAATAGATACACAAAAAAATATAATCTTGCTTTGGAACATATACAACTAATTGAAAATAAAAATAAGGACAGGAATATATGGGTTTGGAAAAAATTGTAAAACAATCAAAAGATCACTTGAAAGAAACTAATTGGACATATTGGTATCATTTAAAGCATAGTTTTACACAAAGTAACAGATTGTTAAAGGTTGCAATAAAATCCTACTTACATGGTATCTTTCCGTGGATGTATAAATCAGATGGACCTGTAACCATATATAAAATATACCGTGAAATATCTAAAATACATCACGTCCAAAAAATATTTAAAAATTTAGATAAAAAAGATTAGCTTACTGCAAACGCAGGAACTACATACTCTGTACCGCCTACATTAATTTTAAAGTAAGTTGAAGGTGTTGCTGGAACAGCTGCCGCCCCGCCTGCTGCACCTACTGTTGCTTGCACAGGAACGTTTAGCTTTATAGTACCAGTACCGCTTGCAGATAATTCTAAGTTTGCATTAGAGTCTACAGCTTTAATACTATTGCCTTCAATTCGAATTTGTTCAATATCTGCGTATCCATCAATCCTAGCAGAACCAAGCACTTGTA